TTGCTTGAGCTGACGAAGGCGTTTCCCGCCGCTGCGCCGGTATTGGCCGGGCTCATCCTCAAGACGTTCGATTTCCCGGGGGCTGATGAGGCCGCTGAAGCCATTGAGCAGATGCAGGCTCAGCAGTCGGAACAAGGCCAGCAGCAGGAACAGCCCAATCCGGTTGAGATCGCCAAGGTTCAGGGAGATCAGCAGGCCAAGCAGGCTGAACTTCAGTTGAAGGCTCAGGAAGCTCAGGAGAAAGCTGCTCTGGAGAGCCGCAAGCTGGAGGTTGATTTCTTCAAGGCGCAAACGGACAGGCTGAAGGTTGAGCATGAAATGCGTCAGCCCACACAACTTCCTCGCAGCATAAACGGGGAATGAGGGGTATTTTTGCCCGAAATCTGGTGATATAGGAAAACTATGACCGATACTTTCGACCAAGTGGACACCGAAGAGGTTGATGCAGTCGAACCGGATCAAGACGAAGATCAGGTTACAGACCAAGCCGAGGACGAGGGCGACGAGTCCGACGACGAAGGCAGTCAAGACCCAGAAGATGAACTTGAAGAGATCGAACGAGATGGGAAAAAATACCGCGTCTCCAAGGCTCTGAAAGACGACCTTCTCCGTCACGCAGATTACACGCGAAAGACGCAAGAGGCGGCGGCCAAAAACCGCGAGGCGGATGCGAGGATCGCGGCGTTTGATACGGCGACGAAGGAGATTGACGACAAGGCGTTCGAACTTAAGGCCGTCGATAAGCGGCTTGCCGATCTGGAGGCTCTTAGCCATCAGGACTGGCAGGAAATCCTGCGACTCGACCAAGCTAGCGGTACGAGCAATTACGACCGACTGAACCGCGAGTTCCAGATGTTGCCCCGGCAACGTGAAGGGCTGGCGGGGCAACTCAAAGCCAAGGCAGACGAGGTTCTCCAAGCGAAGCAGCAAACGCTCGCCAAGCGCTGGGAGGAAGGCCAAGCCGTCCTTGCGAGAGACATCAAGGGCTGGGGACCGGAGCTTGCTGAGAAGCTTGTGAAGACCGCCACCACGGATTTCGGATTCACCGAGCAAGAAGCCCGGTCTCTGGACGATCCGCGCTGGATCAAGGTTTTTCACGAGGCTCATCAGTTCCGCGAACAGGCCCGCAAGTCGCAAACCGTCCAGAACGCCGCGAAGGCCTCTGCGATCAAACCAATCGGAAGCGTCAAAGGCAACGCCGCTCCGAAGTCTGGTCTCAGCGATGACCTCCCCTCGGCGGAATGGTTCAAGCGGGAACGCGAGAAGACACTAGCTCGCAAGACCGGGTCGGCAATCCGCCGATAGCGGAAAAACCTCAAAGGAATCAATCACTTGGCTAATTCGATCCTCACTCCAACGGCTGTCACGCGCAAGGCGCTGGCGGTTCTTCACTCCAAGCTGAACTTCATCGGTTCGGTTGATCGTCAGTACGACAAGTCTTTCGCCAAGACCGGCGCGAAGATCGGTTCGACCCTGAAGATTCGCCGCCCGAACGAATACGCGGTCCGTACCGGTCGCGTTATGGACGTTCAGGACACCGTCGAAACCTCTGTTGACCTGACCATCGGGACGCAGATGGGTGTCGATCTGGCCTTTACCTCGGTTGACCTGACCCTGTCTCTGGACGACTTCTCGGATCGTATCCTTGAACCGGCTATGGACCGTCTGGCCTCGACCATCGAAGGTCAACTGCTCACCAGCATCTACAAGAAGGTCCCTTCGCAGGTTCTCCAGACCGGCGCTCTGACCTATGACAATGCACTGGAAGCGGGCCAAATCCTGACCGAACACCTCGCCTCGCGCGTGGACCGTTCGAACCTGCTGAATCCCCAGCAAATGCGCGATCTGGTGAACGGGACCTCCACCCTGTTCAACAACCAGACCGCCATCGGCAAGCAATACCTTGACGGCCTGATGGGTCGTGCGGCTGGTTTCGACTTCTTCGAAAACACCCTCATGCCTCGCCACCTGACCGGCGCTGCTGCTGGTTACCTGGTCAATGGTGTTCCGACCGCTGCCACCGACTACTACGGAAACCAGACCATCGCGGTTAACACCGGCACGGGTTCGTGGAACGAAGGCGATGTCTTTACCATCGCTGGCGTCTATGAAGTCCACCCGGAGACCAAGCAGGTTACGGCCCGCCTGCGTCAGTTCGTGGTTCGCACTGCCACCACCGGCAACGCCACCACCATCACGTTCACGCCTCAACTGGTTCCGACCGGTGCGAAGCAAAACGTCTCGGCCCTGCCCGCCTCGGGTGCGGCGATCACGCGTTCCGGCGCTGCGTCGTCCTACACCTCGCAAGGTCTGGCCTTCCAGAAGGAAGCTGTCGCCTTCGTCACTGCTGACCTTGTCATGCCTGATGGCGTGGACTGGAAGGCTCGTGAGCAACACGACGGCATTTCGATGCGGATCGTCCGCCAGTACGACATCAACAACGACATCTTCCCGGCCCGTATTGACGTGCTGTGGGGTTCGGAGCTGATCCGTCCTGAGCTGATCGTTCGCGAAGCTTCTAACCAAATCGCGTTCTAAGGAGACTTGAACAATGGCTATCAAGCAGCTTTCCGACGGCAATCCTGACGGCACTCTGGTGGGTCAGGACCCCTCCGACAAGATCGGCTTCTACGGCGCTACCCCGGCTGTCCAGCAAGTTCTGGCAACGGGCGCGACTACCGCGCAAATCGTCGCTGCTCTGGCGGCTCTGGGCCTTACCCGCCTGACCTAGCGCAATGGAGAAGGGGCGGCTATCATGGTCGCCCCAACTCTTTTCAGGAACTAACGATGATCCTCGACCAAGCCACATGGCTTTACCGCAAGCAGTTCGGACGCATCTTCCCCGAAGGGGCTGAAGTTCCCGAAGGTTGGGCTTTTGCTCCTGAAGTGCCTTTCCCTGCCGAGGGCGAGTATCCCGAGGTCATCGAGCTTTACCACACGCCTAAAGACGTTCTTCCGCCTGTCGCAAGCGATAGCTTTGAACGCATCAACACCGAAGAGCCGGTCCGTCGTGGTCCGGGCCGTCCGCCCAAGGTCCAAGAGGGATAAACATGAGCTTCGGGACCTACGCAGAGCTTCAGGCCGAGGTGCAGTCGTTCCTGTGGGATCGTACTGACGTTGTAAGCAAGGTCCCGACCTTCATTGCCCTGGCTGAAGCCGAGATGAAGCGCCTTCTGAGGACGCAACAAGTCGTCTCGCAAACTCCCTATTCCGTCAGCGGAGAGATTTCCTTCCTGCCTTCTGGCGCATCGGAAATCCTGTCCGTTCAGCTTGATTGGCCGTCGCCGGGTCAGGGGACCATCGACCTCGACTATCAAACGCCTGAGATGATGGATCAATGGAGTCTGGTGTCGCCGTCTCGCCCGCGTTTTTACACCATCGTTGATGAGCGAGTTTATTTTCTCCCGGTCCCTGATCAGGAATACACGGGCCATATGCGGGTTCGTGAACGCTTCGGCTCGCTGTCGAACTCAAATCGGTCGAATTGGATTCTGGAGCGCCATCCGGACATCTATCTGTGCGGAGCCCTGAAGTGGGCCAAGCGCTGGCTTATCGACTCGGATCAGGACTGGGAAACGCCATTCTACTCCGCGATTGAAGCTGCGAACCATGACCAGCCCATGCGGCAGCGGAACACGACGCTTCGTAATGATGAGCTATCCATGATGGGCCGCAACGGTCGTTACAACGTCTACACCGACACTTTCGGGGGAACGAACTAATGGCGACCACGCCTTTCTTTGGATGGATCAAGCCTGTCGTCGGTGCATCTGCGGATGTCTGGGGCGGCTTGCTGAACGCCATCTTTGATATGATGGACACTCAACTTTCCTCCTTGCCGAACACAATCAAGGGAAACAACACGGGGTCTCAAGCTGCTCAGGCTGACCTGACGCCTGTTCAGGTGGCGGCTATGCTTCCGACAGCCACTGGAGCGGCATCTACAGGCCTTAAGGGCCTTGTTCCTGCACAGGTAGCCAGCGATGCCAATCGGGTGTTGACGGGAAATGGTGACTTCCGAAGCGGGATTGGCCGGTGTTTTGGGTGTCTTATCTCCACGACCAACATCGCTGGATCGCAGCCGGTTCTTAATGGGGCATTCAATGTCGCCAGCATTTCGACGCTGTCCGTCGTAGGAAGTCAGGCAAGCGCCACCCTGACCTTTGCGACGCCAATTCCTTTTGGGACGGTTTATCAGGTACACGTTCAGGCCGAAAACGTCTTCCAGCCCGCGACCTATAGCGACCGTCTTGTGGGTAGTGTTGTCGTTTACTGGCAGTTCGTGGGCTCCACGCCCTCAGAGATTTCCGTTTCGGGCTTCTGATGTACGTTTCCCTTCAGCTTCCTCCGGGGCTGGTCAGCACGGGGACCGATTACGATACCAAGGGACGCTACGTCTCTGGCGATCTGATGCGCTTCTATCAGGGAAGCGTCATGCCGATTGGGGGATGGTCTCTTAGGTCGGAAGAAATGGTTTCCGGCATGGCCCGCGCCAGTCTGACGTGGGTGGACAACTCCAATCAGGCATGGATCGGCATCGGAACCAATACGCACCTGTACGTCATGTCTCGTTCGGGAGACTTGTCCGACATCACCCCTGCCGGTTTCACGCCCGGGGCTGCGGATGCTACGGCGGCGGGTGGCTATGGTTCAGGTCTCTACGGAAGCCTCACATACGGAACGCCTCGGCCTGATTCCGTCAATATCCAACCGGCGGCGGTCTGGTCTCTGGACACCTTCGGGGAAGACCTTGTCGGGGTCATGGATAG